CAGCGTGCCACGGTCAAAAAGAATTTCATTCCGTTCGATGATTACTGTTTCACCTGTATCTTCATCAATGAAAGACTCCTCCCATGTTTTGAGGACACGTTTTGCAAGGTACATGTTGAGCATCTTTTTCGGGTCAGATGTCACATACCTGATTTCTGTTTTTCTTGTTTCTATCATAGAAATTCTTTATTGTACATTGTTTAACAAGTGCTTCTTGTAATTAGAGCGTACAAACGATTGTTCTTCGTCATTTAAAGAGTATGCCTTTACCATGAACTTCATTGCCATATCTTCGTTATTGTCGGACAACGGATAGTAATCAGTGGCAAACTTGCAAGAAAGCGTTTCAAGACGGTCGTATTTGTTGCGAACCTCACGAACACGTTCTGTTATCTCCTGTACTAATTCAGCCGATTCGGAAAGTTGCTTTTCGTATTCCTTTTTATCTTTCTCCGCTTGTTCTTTCATTACCTTGTTCTGTGCGGCAAAATTTGAAATCTTAGCATATAGTTCATTGGAGTAAGCCCAGCCTGAAAGAATATCAAAATCTGAGTTCCCGTTGAACTTGTATCGTTCACTCTTTTTAAGGTACTTGTATTCACTTCCAAGTCTATTCCAATCGTAATCAACTTTTCGTAAAGACTTTGCACTTTTCAGGATTTCCGCAACCTTAGTAGCTTCCTCAATGTCAGTAAAAGCAAAACCATCCAAAAGTGGGATAGAGAAATACTGTGTGTCGGCAGGTTCAATCTCGAACAATTCTGGAACTTTCGGTTTATCTAAAAGTTTAATGCCTTCCTCCATCATGCGGAGTTTTATCATTTTTTGGACATCTTCGTCCGACAAAGCGATTATTTCTTGCTCTGTCATTTCGCTAATATTCTTCATAATCTCAATATTTTAAATAAATTCTTTATTACGTTCAATTTCTTGTTGTGCGTAGATAAGCATCTGCTGTTCATTTGCGGCAGGTAAGTAAATGCCAGCTACTGATGCCGACCAATTTCGGAAACGGTCAATGCTTAAAGTCATTTCACCTGTTGTCAGCTCGGCAGAACTGCGCAAATAGGTTACTTCATTGCCTTTCTTGTTGACCATCTTACGTTCAAACAAATCACGGTTGCAAGTCCTCTTATAGAAGTCAATTTTTGCTTCGTCGAGACTGCAACCGTACTCACTACCGAAATACCCTAAAAGAAGATGCAAGTAGCTGTTTTGGGCAAGCGTGCGGTTAGGTAGTTTCTTTTTCACTTCCACCACCGCACGTTCACTAAACAGCTTGTTTACATACTCCTTGAACTTGGGTATTTGATATTCATTCTTCAAGTCGAACAGCATACGCTAAAAAGGTAAATCGTCCTTTACATTGCCATTAGCATCAACCGGAGGCGGAAAGTTCTGCGGCTGTTGCTGATAGGTCGACTGTGGCGCTGGCTGTTGTACCGATGTTGTTTGTTGGGATTGCGATACACCACCACGCGCATCTATTTTGTAGCACCGAATAGATGCCATACGTTTGAGTTCTCCGTCTTGATTCGTCCAAGAACGCCCTTGTAAGACAAATGATACAGTAACAACATCACCCTGATTAAAGCGGTCAAGTTCTGCACACTTATCGCCTGAAAACTCTAAGGGAATAACATTCTCATACTCGCTACGCTCTCCCGTATAAGGGTCGTAAGTGGTAGCATCTAAAATGAACTCCCGTTTTGTAAACGAGGAACCACCGTTTTTGGATGGTATTTGAACAGTTTTTCCGATTTCGATTATCCGTCCGGTTATTTGGTTTGCCATTAATTTTCTCCTCCAAATATCTTTTTATCGGTTATAAGTTTTCTGTTTTCTTCCAAAAACCGGATAAATTCCTCACAATGATTAGTAAGAATAGAAATATCACGTTCAGGATTGAAAACGTATGTTTCTGTATAGGTATCTACCACATAACCGCCTTTGTTGAACTCTACAATGTTATACTCAAATGTCCGTACATCCGAACCGTTCTTCATCAAAGCGTATGGATAAACTAAATGTTGGTGGTGGTCTTTGAACTTCCCTACAGTATAGCTTCCGGTTGTTTTGATGTCGTGGACACTGGCCGGCATCAGCTCGTCAATTACCCCATAAACCAAAACATTGCCGTATGCGGTTGGAAGAATCGCTTCTACTCTTTGTTGGGTTAATGCTCCTTTGTAGTAGTTGGCAAACTCGCGGCAAAGGTCAATGTGAAAAGTGAAAGTGCGATTGTTGTAAACAGCTTTTATCCCGTAAAGTTTTCCGTCATCGTGATATGCCTTGCTAATTTCCATTATAGAAGATTTACGGTTCTCAATCATACAATCAATGATCTCCCCAAAACATGTTCCTCTATCAGCTTTTTCGCTATCGAAAGGTACTCTATTTATCCTATCAATAAGAGATTGGAATTGTTTTTCTCTGAACTCATCTTCATCGCATGGAGGATTGTCAGAAAAAGCATAATATTTTTGATATATCTTATCACTATCTATATAATTTTGATAAGAATCTAACAATGTTGGGTATAGTTTGTAAGATATTTTACTCATTCTCATATCTCCATTTGTAACCACCTGCTGTAAGATGGCTTTTTCTACCTATACAGCAACTGATAATATTAGCATTATTAATACCCGTTTGTCTTTCAGCCTCTTTAGCACTTTCAAATGTATTTATTGATGTACCATCCTCTCGGCACTGAACAACGGCTTTTGACATCTTCGGGTGATTTATTTTCTTTTTGCTAAACCGTTCGTTTCGTGTTCCGTAATTAGCATTATATCTCCATGTACACCATTCCAAGTTAGAAACTGAATTATTGCTTTTAACTTCGTCTTTATGATTTACACATGGAAATTTTTGCGGATTAGGGATAAACGTTTCAGCGACAAGTCTATGAAGAGATTTATATTCAACTTGTTGTTGCTTCCATAATGATATTCGTAAATATCCACTCCATATTTTATTAGGCTTAATTATCTTTCCTATTATCTTTCTAAAATTACCATACCTGCTTTTAATAAGCCTATCTAAAGAGCGAACTCTACCAAGGGTACTTACTTGATAGAGTCCTTCATAACCTTGAATGTCTTTCCAAATCTCATTAGGCTGCTGCATCTGAGTAGATTTTAGTTTCCTTATTGAATACCAGTCCCAAAGCCTTTACCTTTGCAGCAAACAAACTTCTCGCCATCATCAAAGAACTACCAACGTGTTCAAACTCATTAATATGAGAGGCGAACTCATTAGCGGACTTGGCATCAGTTATAAATTCGATACTTTCTTTTATCTCTTCAATAACTTTATCATACTTTTCCTGTGCCTCTTTCTTGGCAGCAAGCATACCCAAATACGAATTGATTATCTTGGCGGTGATAAAGTCGTTCTTTGCGGTTGGATTACCATTCTTGTCAAGGATGGTAGGAACTTCCATCACTGAAGGAAGATTGCAAGTATTCTTACCGTCATTTCTTGAAGTTGGGTCAAAAGTGATGGTACGTCTTTGGACGCCTCTTTCGCTTTTCATTTCAAGATAACCGAGCAAATCCAGTTCAGTAACGATAGAGTTGTAGGATTTTTCACGCAATGCAGGGATAAACACCGTATCATCACCTTCTTTTCTTGTGTCGCGATGGGCAACGAAAATGATGTGCTTGTTAAGCCCCGAAAGTGTTCGTGTCATCCATGAAAACTCTGCATTGATACCGCTCCAATCACGGATGGACGGCTGGCGGGTTCCACACTTGTGAGTAATGATGAAGTCCATCATCTTGCCGATGGTATCTACTACAATGGTCTGATAAGCGGACAAGTCCTCTTGAAGAACTTGCTGAACATCGCTCCATGAAGTGACCTGTACCGTGTCTATATTCTCCAAGTGCGCCATGTTCATGCGCTTCACGCCGTTATCGAAGTCCAACAGCAGCGGTTTCGGTGCGCTCAATGCTACCGTACTCTTTCCCATTCCGGCTTGACCGTAAATCATCATCTTCACGGTGGTCGGGATAACTAATTCATTACTTTTCTTAATCAGTGACATAATCGTAAATTTTATAGGGTTATTTGTTCAGATATTTACTCATTTTAAAAGCATTAATAGCGGATTGTATCTCGAACTTGGAATATATGATAGGAGAATTTCTGGATGAGCCTTTTCTTTTCTTATGCACCAATCCTTCTTTCTCTAACTTTTCCAAAAAGTTAGGTTCATACCCAAGTGTCTTTAACCATCTGAACGCTTCTCTTTGCTTGATTTCATCAGATACAGGAGACCGTTTCTTCTCACTGGCAGCTGCACCAAGCTCCGCCATGTCCATGCAGATATTTTTAAATTCAAATAATTCAAGTCTTACCTCCATACCGTCCAGTTCTTTCAATTCGTTCAACTCTCGTTCTTCGTCCCCTTCTCATATCACCCTGTTCGTGATAGAGCGAAAAAGAAAAGATGCACAACAGGCAGAAAGCAACAGCCGACCTAATAGTAGGTGAAAAGTCCATCGTGAACTTCATACCAGCTATTCTCTCATATAGCATGGTTGCCAGTTCTCTGCCGTTCCTTACGTTCAAAATCTCAAAAGCTCTTTGCAGTTGGTTGTTTATCGTGCTGACCGCTCGGCATTTGAGGTTTGCAATTTCTTTTTTCTCATACCCTTGTGCATACATTCGTGCCGTAATCTCGCATTCAGGTGTAAGTTCATTAAAAACTCTCTTCATAATCGTGTAAGTCAGCTGATTAATAATTGCGAATAACCTCAATATATCCGGCTTCCCTGTTAGTGTCCACCGAATACAAAGTTTGCTCCTTGTCTATTATCCGATCAATCCTTGCCAGCCTGTTAAGATCAGCGGTACACCTGCGAAGCTGTCCGGCAAGTTTGTCGCTAAAGTCAAAGCTGATTCTGTCATTCTTCTTTTTCAGCTTTTTCTTGATTTCTGTTCTTTCTTTCAGTTCTTTTGCCATAAGAGTAAAATTTAATTAATGATTCGTGGATGGTAAGGGAATCGAACCCCTCTCAATCGTGCCAATTGTTTGCGCAACACGAAGCTCTAACCGATAAGCTAACCATCCGATTAAAAAAGGTGCACTATCCTCACGGACGGCACACCCAGTACAAACACAATATAAAACACGAATATCTAATCTATTATCAGAACAATGCTTTTAACCGCGTTCTTGAAATGATCAAACTTCCGTTTCAAATCACTCCAAGATTTATACCATGTATTTTTCTCTTCAGCTAATTTCTCGTTAGCCTCTTCCAGTTCCTGCACACGCCTTACTAAATCTTCATGCGTCATGCCTCTTAATTCTTCCACTGTCATAATCGTATAAATTTAAAATGTCGTTAAAAAGGTAGGAGTCGAACCTACTTCTTGTAAGCTAAATGAATATATAAATTAGAATATAAGTTAATACCAACAATTAATCGCTTACACGCATTCCAACAATGCTACTTCATAAATTACCGCCCAGCTGGTTTACAAGGTGATTGTGCACTCATCCCCATGCGCCTTGTGCCGGATTATAGGACTACCTTTTAGTGGTCTGTTTTAAGTTCTCTATAAGTTATTCTCATGAGCGACATACACCCTACACATATAACACTCATTATAGTGATAGAGAATATTTTCATAGGACTGTAAGTAGTAATAGCCCCGTAAAGCATACCGGCAGCACATATACTAACCAATATAGATAAAACGAATTGGATTGTTTTCATAATCGTATAAATTTAAATAAGTACCTGTACCCTAATCGAATAACAGAACCTTATTTCAGTTCAGTACAGGCTATATTGTCGAAAACAGTACGGACGCCTAACCCGTATGCTCACTGCTCAAAGACGATTCTTTGCGGTGTTTTCTATTAATTGTTAAACATTGCACAGCTCACAAGCTCCAACTTGCTTATGTGCGTTTGTTATCTTTGGTTGGCAAAAACGGCTTATGAATTACACCGTAATTGCTTTTACAGAATTTCAAAGAACTAATCAATAGTACCCTACCCGATTCTCGCTATCGGTTGCCGTTCAATCCGTCCGTAGGGCTGTCGTGCGTTGCATAATCGTGTATTATGCGTATCGGCTGATACCTTGTACCCGGCATAGAGCATCGTAATCCATGCCATCATCTTCACAAGTTTCAAAACCTTTTAAGGCATCTTCCAAACTGTCTATCTCATCCGTTATCAACTGGATAACTTCTTTTTTGCTATCAGCATTGAACATCAGGCAAACAGTCCTTTCATCGTTGTTTTGGGCTGCCTCTAAATCTTTATAAAGGCTATCCAACTGCTGGTTAATCGTGTAAGCATTCATATCCATATCTTTTTAATGCGTTTATACTATTGCTTAATATTTCTCTTTTATCTATCTTTGTTGTATCAAACTTGTTTGATGATGCAAATGTATAGCAATTGAATTAATAAACAAAGCATTTGATATAGTTATTTAATTCATTTGCTTTAATTAACAACAAAGTGAATTAATGTTATGATTGAACGTATTAAAGCTATAATGAACCATTACAACCTTAGCGTAAATGCTTTTTCAGCTAAAATAGGAGCTAATCAAGTTACTATCAACCAGCAAATGAATGGAGATAGAAAAGTAAGCTTAGATACCATATTGAAGATAGTTAATTCATTTGATTTAATATCCGCTCAATGGCTTCTTACTGGTAAGGGTGAAATGTTCAAATCATCATCGCCAAAAGAAGAACCAACCCCCATCACCAACGAACGCCTGCTCTCTATCATTGAAAGTCAGCAAAGAACCATTGAGAACCTTTCAAAGAAATAAATTCACAAAACATATATCCTTGCAAGATGTTATACTATATATGAAAAAACACTAATTTTGAGGAAACATCTAAATACACATTAGTATGGAAAGTAGAACAATTCCGGCATCCGAATTGCCGCAAATATCCGGGCTTATAAAAGATGTAATAAATATGGGACTATGGTTCTTATACGACATCCATTGCAAATCCAACCCAGATGCAAAATACGCATTGGCGACCGATAAAAACGAATTTCTTTTAGATAAGGATGGGAATGTACTTTCACCAGTACCCAAAGATGAAGTGCTTGAATACTTAAGCAAGATTACATTCTCGGGAATCCCGACTGCACCAACTGTAAATATGCCGTTAATATGAAAATAAGCGAAGGTTCAAAATTTATCTTTATCGCTACCTCCAGCAAGCACCTCGAAGATAGGTTCTTGTACGATGTGAATTACGGTGTCACAATATTGAAAAATCAAGGTGTAGCAGACGAAGATATTACAGTTGTTACAGATGCAGCAAAAGAAACATTGATAGCAAAATGTACCAATATGTCAAACGTGTTCTTTTCCACGTCTTCAAGTTTTGAATCTGTAATTGAAAACGCAGATTGTGAAAACTTGTTTATCATTTCTTGTTGCCACGGCTCCATTAGCGGTATAGATTCTGCAACTCCAATCAAGCCCTTCTCCCTCAACCGAGCCTTGAAGAACAACAAGTATGCAAAAAATATTCTTGTATTCCTTGGTCAGTGTTATGCCGGCATCTTCAATTTTATGGATATTCGAGATGAAAACAAGAATATTGTATACATAGGTGCAACGGATATAGATGCAAGCCTGAGTTATATGTTGAATGGACTCAGATGGGTAGCAAACATATCGGTTATCGCTCTGTTCCAATGGCTTGAAAATCCGCAAGACATAGACGGAGACGGCGTATGTTCCATAACTGACCTATACAAATTCGTTTCTTTCTATACCAATAGCGTAACAAGAGGAATTGAAAAAATACAAACTTACCATCTGATTGACGCATCCGTAAGATTGAAGATGGAAGAAGCACACGCTTCATCAACAGGAAGCCCGTTTATTGCACAAATTACTAAGGATGCAGAAGAGGTAATAAGAAATTATATTGTTCCACATCAGAATACATGGATGTTAAATGCTATTGCTGCTAGTAGTATGCATTTAGAATAAATCATCACAAAACTGAACCATGCGGTAGTTTTTAGTAAACTACCGGCATGGCATCTTTCAGATATAATCTTCATCCATAATCTATATAGTTTAAAATTTGCATCATCAATAAGTCAAAGAACGATATTCGGCAGGGCTTTCGCCTACCAGCGGTTATGCGATTGACATCAGATTAGCTTTTTTGAAGCATCTGAATTCTTGGCGTTCAGTATCATAGTAAGTCTGGACGGTATCATTCTTTTTTCTGTTGTCAGTACCAGTGATGGCAGGCAGCAGCTTTTCATTTAGTGTACCGTATGCCTCACGAACAGAACCGTCCACTTTTTTGAAATAGAACTTCACTATCTTCTTCTTCATCTCACCTTTCAGTTTCAAATTAGCCCAAGCGACCTTCATTGCTTCGCTCATGGTGTAGCCATTACGCTTAACGAACTGCCAAGCAAGGCTCATTACTTCGTGTAAAAATTCTCTTGTTCTCATAATCGTGTATTTTAATATGTTTATACTATTTGAAATCTGAATTAATCTTCGTTTCTTTGTATTAGTTTAATTTGATAATGCAAATATACTTTATAATTGTAAAGCAACAAAGAATTACTTTACAATTATAAAGTATAACAACATTATTTAACTATAAAAGCAGGTTATACCTTATTATAATATGAAGAAAGAAGACAGAAATAGAAATTGGATAGCGTGGATAGCACTTGGATTAAGTGTCATTGCAATATTGCTATGGCTATGCAAATACGAGCCTGTAACATGGACTCTATTCGATTCTATGATTGCTTTTCTTTCTTTCGTTGTAGGAGCATTAGCCGTAATGGTTGGATATAACATTTTTGGGTTAAAAAACGACCTTAAAAATGAAATAGAAGAAAAATTACAGGACATAAGTGACCATCATGTAATTCATACAGCAAAAACTATGATGTATATAGAGATACGCCTGCTACACATGGCTATAAAATTAAAAAATATAGCAGATATAAGGCAATCTATTTACATGATGCTTGAGACCACTGAAAAGACTAAAGATAAGGAAGATATAGATTATGTTATTAATCAGTTGAAAGAACTTAAAACACGATATGGATATACACTGTTTGACGATGCATTCACAAGGAAACTAAAGATTAAACTCGGAAGGATTGGCACTTTCTCTGATAGCGCGCTTCTCTTCCTCCAAGATCTTGAAGTATGATTCTTTTGCATTATCAATAAGCCTGTTTGATTCTTTAAATGGATCCTTACAGATTGTTTTGTTTGGCGTATGAGATGACTCTTCTATTTGCATTCTCATTGATTCAAATAGAAAAGGATTGATTATTACCATAACTATAAAAGTAAAGCGACCAACTCCAAAGTTGCGGTTTGAAGTTAAGTCGCCTATATAGTCCCTTAATGGGAACAGTTAAACAATTTAGTCGAAATCATCCGCAACTTGATTCCGATACAAATATACTTTATATTTATAAAGCATCAAATTAAAAGATATAATTTATGGGAATGATTGATAGATTTTTTGAAGCAATAGAAAAAGCTGGTATAACCCCTTATGAAATAGAAACAAAGTATGGAGTGAAATCTGCTCAATCTAAAATTTCGCAGATGAAAGGAGGAAAGACTAATACCGGGAAAGAAAAATCCCTTCCATCAGATATATTGTCTGCTGTTTGCATGAATTGTAACAAAATAAATTCGGAGTACATCCTTACAGGAAGAGGGAACGCGATAAACGAAGATAAAAATACAGATGATGTGATTCCTAATATACCGACATCTTCCGGCACATCAATTACATCAGAAGAGGAATTTCAAGATGCAAAAAATAAAGGATTGCATTTATTGCCACAGGTAAGTTTTAAATTTGCAGCTGGGCAAACCCAACTCATAAGTATTACCGAAGATATCACCCGCTATTGGTATCTACCCGATTGCAAAGATTGTGAAGGAGTAGCACAGATAGTAGGAAGATCTATGTCCCCAACACTTCCTTCTGGCTGTTGGGTTGCTTTAAAAAGATATACACTTCCTCATGATAATCCAAATACAATACCATTTGGCAACATATTTGGAATAGTAGTAGAAGACAAAGAAACCGGAGAATATCATGGACACATTAAGATATTACGTAGGTATAAGGAACAATCTTTGGCTCGTAAATACTGGATTGCTCACTCTATTAATACGGAGGAATTTGATGATTTCGATATAGAAATAGATCAAATAAGAAGTCTTTGGATAGTAAAACAGCACATCGTAAGCGATACATTATTATAAATAAAATCTAATACTATGGGACTATATTTCAGAAAAAGAATTAAGATACTTCCTGGAGTACACATGAATGTTAGCAAATCTGGTACAAGTTGGTCGATTGGTCCACGAGGAGCAAAAGTAAATTTCGGAAAACGAGGAACGTACGTTACGACAGGAATACCCGGCACAGGTATCTATTCAAGAACAAAAGTTTGTGACAATAATATGTCCAATCATAGAACGCAATTAAATAATGCAGATTCTGGATATGAAATAAAGAATTATACTGGATGTCTTTTCTCGTTTATATGCTATGCCCTTGCAGTCATATTGCCAATCTGTGGTATACATTTTGCTCTATCTATACTTCTTATAATAATAGGATTTGCTTTACATTTATCGTCGGTTGAGAAAAAGGAAACAGTTCAAATGGACAATGAAATTGGCAACGATAATGAAACCCTAATTACAGAAACACCTATAAATAGGATAATTACAGATACAGAAGAAAAAGTAGACACAAAAAAAGAAGAGATATTTATAAAGAAAGAAGAGGAAGAAAAAATAGAAGATCCCTCTGTAAATAATGTTGATATGATTAGACTTGATCCGCTATTTGAAGATTCTGCCCGTTTGGTTGTGATTCACCAGCAAGGTTCTACTTCATTAATTCAGCGTAAATTTGCTATAGGTTATAATCGAGCAGGGCGTATTATGGACCAACTTGAATGTGCTGGAATTGTAGGAGAAACAAGTGGAATTAAAGCGAGAGAGGTCTTATGTAAAGACGAAGGTGAACTCGAATATAGACTAAACCATTTGGAAAAATCTCGTTTTGAAACACTTAAACAAAAGCAGGAAAAAGAATTTAAAGAAATAGCTCAACAAGAAGTTCTGAATGAAAATTCAAGATTGATTAAATTAGGCATAGATTTAGAAAAGGAAGGTATGATAAATGAAGCTATAGCTGTATATGAAAAAGCTATTATACCACAACTTCCAGCAACACATCCATATGATAGATTAATGATTCTTTATCGGAAAAAGAAAGATTATGATAATGAAATCAGAATCATTAAGATAGCCATAAGTGTATTTATGAAAGAAAATGAGCGCAGAGCCGGAAGGGCAATCGAAGATGATTCGTCGTTATACAATCAAGTGATGCAGGCTCTTGAAACTAATGAAAACATTAGATATGAAGACGGGAAATGGGCTTTCGTTCAATATGACGTAATGGAGTATATTACAAGATTAGAAAAGGCTAAAAGGCTATTAGAAAAATCCAAGAATTAAAGAACAAACTAAATATATAAGATTATGAAGAAGATTCTATTTACCATAATAGGCTTGTCAGCACTATTCTGTATGAGTTCCTGCGATGAAGCTGTTTATAAAGGGAGGAAAGTGTATAAAGCATATTTCGATTATACCTTAAAAGACCCTGAATCTTTCAAGGTGTACAGCGAAAAATACACAAAGGATGGAGATTTCACAGTAAATTGGGAACTGGATTATGGGGCTAAAAACTCTCTCGGTGGAATGGTGAGGGAGAAGGCTACGTTTACAACTGTTGGTACTTCGATATTTATAGACGGAAGTAGTTACAGGCTTGATGAATTGAAATGATTTGAAAATTGTTTTAGCAATATTTTAGCAATAACAACTAAAGAACATGATTGGAATCCGGGAAGAGTTAAAAAACAACATAAGCCGGGGATTACGCCCGGCTTTAACATGAAAATCTCCTTTGTTTCAACATTGTTTCAACATCAAACGAAAACGAAAAATATAAATAGGTGACAAACAGCAGATTAAGAAGTAGAAAAAATTAGCCAGATGAGCTAATACCCCGAGAAATAATAACGATGCAAAGATACATAGAAAATCAATAATACAAAGCTTTTGGGAAAGTTTTTTTCATGTGAACAAAAAATTTATTTGCCACTTTTACTCCAAAGAGTTACTGTTGCGTGAAATTGTTAACCAATAGCCGACCAAGTTTAATAGCATAACAAGCGGATAACCCCGATTTGTGACAAGTCGGAGCTATCTAAATCATAAGTTAAAAGTTATTATGAAAAATCATTGTTGTATCAATACTATACCCCATCGGCATAATAACAGTCACAATAGTTACACGAACACCAAAGGGATCCCCACAGAAAGCTTCATTGGGAATACGGTGTATTTAGCTATGAATAACAACTATATGTCAAGAATGTATAGGATCGGAAAAAAGTCATACTGAAGCATCTTAGTAAAAGAACAATCATCGTCCTATCAAGTGCTACCCGGCATTATCTATATCAGTCCGGCAAAAGCATGAAAGGAGAAATATACCGAATATCCTAGAAGAGAAAGAAATATTCATATCCGCCAATAACAAATCCACCACAAATACAACCAAGGGTTGCTGCTATTAACGGCTACGTACCATTTCAATTACAGCACTGTATTTCATAATTCTATGATTGGCAAGGCAAAAAGAGATGTAAAAATTGCATTAAACCTCCTCTATCGGCTTGGACCAAACTTCCTCTTTCGTTTCTTTACACATTACGGAAATAGTTCCTCCAACAAAATCCTTCACATATCCTTTGCGTTCAGCCAACATATCTTCCGCCATTCTAATGGCCTTAGCCTTATCTTTCAATGAAAATCCTTTATTAGCAAAATCATTACCTTCTTTAAAATATATATCATAAGTTTCCAT